CTTCGAACTTTACGCTGGAATACGGTTGAATTAACAATGTATTCCAATCTGGCGCGACCAAACAACGTACATGATTCGCATTAGCAGTGCTATGCTCTATATGGGCTAAAACCGCTCTAATAAGTTTGTCATTATAACAATCCATGTTCGATACACTTACACTACCTAGTTTATTTCCTCCTCTGCTTTGTTTATACGATATGGATACGATATTATATTGACAATTTTTAAGTTTTGATACCGAATTTTGAAAATGCAATACGCATTGTGATATAAAAGGCCCGATATTTGTTTGAAGCATCATCATAATAGTCGTAATTATGGCAGTGACAATTGGAGCGCCATACGGTATTATCGAAATATAATCTCCCATGATAGAGTGAATCGATGAATTCGTCATATTATTTATATATTATGCTTCAAACTGTAAATGTAACACAATGCATACGAATTTGAAATTAATATTAATTTTTAAACGGGTATAAATTATCACAACCATGGAGTCGTACTGGAAACAGTTTATCAACAACAACTTCGAGGATTTATTGTTGAATATAGATTACGACAATGACCTCGAATTGTCGCTCGATGCGTTTGTGGAGTTTGGAAAATTTGTAGATACAATGCGAATGATGTACATAGAAGCATCTCCTGTTTACAGAACAACTATGCTTCTGGATTTCATAATGTCCGAATCATCCGATTCGTTATTTGAAATCTTGTGCCAATGTCTCGCCAATACTGGCAGATATCATGTCGTGAATACTTATCTTACCATACAAGCAGCAAGATAAGTGCATTGTATTTCCATATCAAATGTGATATGGAAATTAATAATTTAATTTATTTCCGTATTATTTATATTATACTTTAACTTTGTAAATGTAACATAATTCATGCGAATTTGAAACAAATATTATTTTTTAAAACAGTATAAATTATTATTACACCATGGCAGATAACTGGCAACAGCGTATTCTTGAAAATTACGAAGCGCTAGCGGTGGCTATAGATTACGATCTTGGTTTCGAAGCATCCCTCGATGCGTTTAAAGAGTTTCAAACATTTGTAGATGTAATGCGGGAGATGAAGGATGAACCGCCTATTTCGAAAACGCAAATGCTTTTGGATTTTGTAAGAACGGGATCCGATCGATTGTTTGAAATATTGTGTCATTGTCTTAACACCAATTGCAAACGGCACATTGTAAGTACTTATCTCAAACATCGATAAGTAATCGACTCGTTTCCATATCATATTTGATATGGAAATTATAAGTTAAACAGCCACACGTTCTAACATAATTTGGTCTATTATTTTATCACTCCATTTCCATATTAATGTTTTATTTGCAAGACTTAATTCGTTCCATATCGAATCTATGATATCGAAATACGGAGTAGTTGCAAATACCGATATATCGTTTTCAAACAGACGTTTAGAATATAATGAGTAAAAGTTGTCACACGCGTTATATATTGTGTCTGACTCGTATATATTTCTTATTTTATGGCGTAAATGTATTAGCCGTCGATATACTAATTTGTTAATATCTCCGTATTCGAACAAACGTAATAGTTCGTCTAAAAGCGATATAATCGATTGTTTACACGTCATAACGACTTTTTTAAAATACGATTACGATTTATATTTAATTACGAGTTGATCTTGTAACGCCGTGTCTGATAGTAATCTTTTAAAATATATTATGAACGTATTAATTCCAATAATAATATCGTGCCATTCTGTATTACTTAAATGAATCCATTGCGTCGAATATGTATCGTTATAATGTTCTACCAGTAAACATTTTGACACGTTAAGAAGTTTCATGTACGCGATACATTGAATTCGTTCGTAGTCGCGTACCGTATTAAATAATTTATATTGTCTGTTTTTCGATTCTATTACGTATTTTTGACCATCTGAATCTACGGCTATACCATCCACTTTTCCGTATAAAAATACTTCGTCTTCTGAAAATTTTAGTTTCAATTTATACGTATCGTTCGGTTTCGTGTATTCGATATTTAATTTACTCATATTTGCCGCTTCGTTACGAGTACCCCTTTCCCTAAAAATGTAACTTTTAATTTCGCCAGCAACCCGAATGTTACCCGACGATTCGCGAGTCGCAAATTCTTCGACTTGAGACGGATTAGCATCCGTGTTAGTTATTAAATCGTTTATAGTTGGTTGTGGTAAAGGTTCGGACGGTGCACTCGAACCTAATAAACTTTCGGGTGATACTTCGATTAACGAATTTCGGTTCAACGCTTCAATATACGTCTCGGAATGATCCGTTTTAAGTATATCTAATGCCACCTGTTCCATCGACTGAAACGGATTGCAACCAACTACCCCGGAGAGCTTACTTGCAAATATTACGAATCGCATTTTAAGATAATGGTGCAATAGTTATTCAGAAAATCATTTTGGTAAGATCTAATATATTGTTCATTCGGTTTCGCGTGATAACGTTAACTCTATATACGCCGGTGTCACAATTAACATCGGCGCATAAATCAAACATTATCGTATTGAATTCTAAAATTTTTATATTTGTCAAAAAGCGCAGTATCCTCTAATTCTAACTCTTTCGTTGGACAGATACTATACGCTTCGTTTATGCGATCTTTATTATGTAAAACAAATATTAAATGACAAAGAGAGTGTGCAAACCATCGAGTGATATTTCCCCACTCGCACGCGTTAGAAAAATATCTAATCGTTTCTAATTGATAATCTTCGCTACATTCCTTCATACCATAAAATTTAATCATGTCCCGTATGTGTCCGTCCATAGCCAAGCGTGTTTGTGTCCACGTTATAGCTAACGCGGCTTCGTACGGTGTAAGTTGTTTATACTTTTTTAATTTATAAATTTCATTCTCATTGGATATAGTAAAAATGTCAATGTACGGTGAATGCGGCTGAGCACTGTTGTATAAAATATTCAAAACGTCCGCGATTTTAGTGTAAAAGACGTTCCGAGTAGTACCCAATTCGTAGTCAGTAGGTCCATCACGCATCCAATTGGGTACATTTTTACACGCTAAACATATAGAATAATCACCGGTTGTCATTTTTTTAAAATAACGTATCGATTAGGTTATATGTTCGTCGTGCTGTTGGGTTTTCACGCGAGGACAAAACCAAAATTTTGAGATTGTAAAATGACTTTCATTAATTTTTCACGTCGGTCAAAAATATTTGGAAAAAATTTTGACGAATGTAGTATATGTTTCGACAAGATGTATAAAATAATTATCGGACATAAATGTCTCGGATACAATACTACAAAGTTGCCGTGTGGTCATTGCTTTCATTCGTCTTGTATTACAGACATTAACACGTTTAAAGAAAAACGGTTAACTTATTGTCCTATATGTCAACAATATATATATACTCGTAGAGAAAAACAACTGTTGAAGAATAAAAAATATACAGCGGATGATATATCGTATATTACGAATATGGAGTACGAACGCGCGATGGAGTTATTAAAAATTGCCATCGCTTTTAAAGGATCGTCGTTAATATATGTCATCATCACTAACTTCGATCCTACAGAACTCGTACATTATTATATTTCTACCGCCGACACAAACAGTATTTCTATTTTGTTAAATTCTAAATGTTTAAACTGGCACAGAACGTTTCACGGAAAAACCCTTATAGAAGCCGCTTTAGACGGTGGTAACCCCGACGTTATACACACGATTTTAAATAAGATTTCACCTTGCTGATACACTCGATCGCAATATCTATATTTTACAATTAAAATGAGTATTGTATATCTCACACCGAATGATTTTCATGTAACAACAAATAACGAATTCGCAAACAAATTTCCTAAATTTAGTTTAGTGTTTTTTAGTTCAATAAACTGCATGTATTGTAAAGACGTTCTTCCCGCATTCGTGCACGTATCGACTACAATTAAAGGGTGCACATATGCTATAATGGACGTAGATCAACAGGGTATGCGCGTAGTTAAAATGGCATCTACCACAAAACTTCCTATTAAATACGTACCATTCATAGTGATGTACGTAAACGGTATTCCGATATCGGTATTTGATCCCGACGAAGACAACGTCGATAATAATTATACTCTGCTTAAACAGTTTATCGTAAATAATGCTAACGCGGTTCGATCCGGCAAACCGAATGGTGTTACCGGTACAAGACCGCCCTCGGAATACAAGGTGTGCGATACTTCTATAGGAATGGCAATTTGTGGGAAGAAAAAAATTTGCTATCTTAAAGATTGCGAAGCGTATCCTCCTCTTCGTCGCTAATAATGGTGTATGACCGGGAATTAATCGGTGTACTACTTTAAATTTAAAGTAGTAATAAACCATATATTTTATAATTTTTGTTGTGTTAAAATGCTCTCGACGCTTTACGTTTATTAATAAATATTTTTATCAGTATTCCGATGCATATAAATATTATAATACATATGATAATGCGTTCATAGAATATGTCACGCGATGTGATCTCGTGATGTTTATGGGTTTTAATTATATCAATCGGTGAACTTTTGTAATATTCGTCATCCATACTACGTATTATATTCGTAAAATGATTTTTATGTATAGATGGAAGTTTACCGATTGTAGGAGGTTGTGTGCATCTCACTAGTATCATGCCGCCTATCGTGGATCCGTGAATATAAATCTGTTTACCGAATTGTGCAAATTTATTCCACGGATACATAGCTATTTTAAAGTATCCTTTCATATGTCCCCACGACGAGCCCCAAGAATTACGCGCTATCCAATAAGGTACATCTCCGTATTTATCTGTATCGTATTGAACATTTTTTCCGATGCCCCATCCTACGACAGCCACCGCGTGTAATCCGGATAATTGAAACTTTGAGGCATACGCATCGTTAAATACGAGTGGTGTATTCGACGATATATCTGAAGAGTAACGTGCGCGATCGAAATATATTCCTTGGTTTACGTTTTCATTCGTAAAATATCCATTTATAAAATTTGCGAGCACTGCGTAACCGGCTAATGGAGGTCCGAATTCGATTATATGTCGCTTAATAATGTCTCTAAATTTTACGTCCGGCATTTTATCCGTGATGTATAACGCCTCGGTTCCGGAATCTATTCGATATAAATGCCTGTCTCCGTCGAAATAACAGGCGCTTTCTGGGCTAGGTATTTGTTTGTTTAATTCCGAACCTAATGAACTTCTAAAATGATTTGCGGCAGAAGCCGAAGTACAAAGCGTTTTGTCATTAGCACACCACGAATAATCTATACAAGTGGTATCAGCAATGGGAATAGACTCGAGCGCAAACGCGGTAGATGCTGGATTCCCTCCATCGCACCGATCGTTACCTAAATGTTTTGGTATCGTCATCATAATAAACGTTGGGGCTATACGAGGCATCCAATTTACAACCCCGGCAACCACAAAACAATCGCTGATACACGAGGCCAATGCCATGGCCCAACACGATCCGCACATGTGTTGATTTTGAACCGGATGTATTAAAGCCTTTTTCCTGATAATATCGTCCGTATCGTTTTCGGATACACTGTGCCAAGAAAAATTTTCCCTATTTACAATATCGTTGTATGTACCGTGAGGATGCATAGCCATAAACGAAGTCGGTGACACATCTTCTTCGTTATCGTATTCTGGAAGTAAATTTGTCATTCTAAGATCGGTATTTAACGGAGGAATCGTTATTTCGGCTCCCGATTGCGTATCGCTATCATCTATAGTCCCGTCTCGTATCGCCTCGTGTGTGGAATCTATTGCTTCTTTATACGATTCTTGATACGATTCTTGATACGATTCTTTATACGGTTTTTTATACGCGTCATTTATACGAGTTCCGCCATTTTTTGGCTTGTATAAAGTATTACCACTTATCAAGTTAAGATTGCCAACAGTAGTTGGCTTGAGATTCTTTAAAAATACATCCAACTGGTCTTCGATAAGCATGATGTCTTTACCCGACTGAAAAGAAGAAATATTCGTTCGTCGTATCATTTTCTATGTAAAATTTTGTTAACTCGCGCGAAAATATTTATAATTCGTGTCCATATTACATTTAATATGGATAATTGGATTATCACGAACAATTAACTAATTTTATAGTTACAACGCGCACGCAATGTACAGAAGAAATGTCTGTCACGATGTACTCGTTAGGTGGAAGTAAAACTTCGGATTGAGTTTGGTTTATTTTTCTTAAATCGATACCGATTATATCATCACCTTTTATTTTCAAAATCACTCCTTCGATGTAATAATTTAATATATCAACTGCGACGGTAAATTTATCAGTCCACGAATAAAATCTGTCCATAAGTCGTACAGTATCGCCGACGCGTAAATTAATTAAAGAATTATAATCGGTTGCTCGATACAGCAAACATTGAATAGGCGTAAAACGCCCGTCTCTCGAATAACAGTTGATTGGTGCGCATAACGGGGTAAATTTATTCCATTCAACTTTATCGGGATATTTTGTAGCGTTTATATAATTAAATAATAAATCGTCATAATCCGGACCATATAACGTCCATTTTCGTTTTTTAGACATTGTATGTACACATTATCGATATTTTATGATATTTTCAGATTTTCAGGTATCATAATTTACATTCAAAAACAAAACTATGAATAATCTTCCGGAATTAACCGCAGATCAAAGAGAAAAACTCGCAAAACTCGAAGTAGAAATGGCTTTAAAAAGAAAACGCGATGAAGAAAGTAAAGATCGTAAACTCGCTGCCTCTAAACGCACCGGTATTCCATACGACATCGTTGATATAGACGTCGTTAAACTCGGTTCCATGTTGGGATTGTTTAAGAATAAAAAAAATCGCGAATCGAACCAAAACGATAACGATGATGTATCTATACTTAACTTATTACTCGGCATAGGAACGTGTATCAAACCACAATACGATTATTCTAAAATACCGCCATATTTTATATGCACTAAAGAGAAAATTCAAGAAGATGCAAAATTATCGTACCAAAGAGAATACGTAAACATGAAATGCACTGAATATTCGAATTTCGTATCAGAGTTTCTTAAAACGATATACGAACGAGTAGAGCGCGTTATATCTCTATCGATTCAACATTTATCCATAAATTCGTTTATCGAAGCTGTACAAGAAAACAGCGACGTCGTGTTAGATATAATATCCGACACGAACGATCCCGTAGAATTATCAGAAATGCACAATCAACTTAAAGTATTACGTAATTCGTTAATAAGTATTATTCCGATATGTGAGTATAAAAAAATATTAACGTATCAGGTGTTGAAATTAATCCAGATGAAAAAATACGTGTCCATGTCAATTGGTCTTTCGTATATCGACGCGACTTTGGCATTATATCCAGAATTAGATACTATCGAGCCTTATGATATTCTATCCATAAGGCGATCGTTAATAGTTAGAACATATAATAAAGATCCGAAACTCACGCCGTTAAATATGTCCGTTATCGCGAAAGAATGTTGTACTCCGTGCATCATGTACGTACATTTAGCGGAAATATTATCCCAATCGATAATTGGTCCGTATGCTAACAATCCAGTAGGATTTTTGAAATCGGCATCGAATTATTACGTTCTCAAATATATATCTGACGATGGTATCAGAATGTGGATTTGCGACGATGGATTACACATGTTTTCTTCCGTATTAAGATCCCCTATGATTTCTTATGTGACAAAAACGCTAAAAACAATCGAATCTGTAATTACTAACAAAACCGCGTCAAAACATCCAATAATAGTTCAGTTAGAAGATACACTATCGGCGTTAAATCAACCAGAATTATTTAGAAAATTAATATGTTCGATCGTATTTGCGAATTCGATTATAATACCGTCTGAAGCGGACGTGTTCGATCGAATTCCTTCAAATTGAGCTATAACTTTCGAACCGACGATGAATGTAAACTTATTAAGAATTTACGTAGATGATATTTAAACATGTTAGAATTAGAAGAAAATATTCCGAGCTTATCCGATTGTAGCAGTAATTTATCGGCCACAGACGCATATTACGACGCATTTAAATCGTGCGATGATATTAGTAGTGGAAGTAGTAAACATTCTTCCGAGTATGTTCATCATTTCCACGAAGATCGTTGTTCGAATTGTGCTAAGCCTCGTGCTATAATTGAATCTAGAAACGAAGCAATACATCGCGTTACGGAACGAATTAAATTGATATCAGAGTATATCGATTCGTTAAACGCGATGACGGACTACGAGTTAAATAAAGAGATTAAAAAAATATATCGTTTAACTGGTAAACACACACCGAGATGTATCAAAGTTCGTAATTTATTACAAACTTTTATCGTAAACAATAAACCAGATATCAAATATAGATTAGCTATAAAATTTTATAATTACGTTGTCGCTAAATGGAAGTGCGTTCAAACTATCGAACCAGAAATGGAAGACGTTTACGACGCAATTTGTAACAAAATGACTAAAATGTCGTGTTCTGAATCAGCGTGCGCTAAAATAATAGAATTAATTCATAGCGCACTTAACAATACACACGAACCCCGTAAACATAAATTAGAAATTGCCGACAAAATATATAATATTCCAGTCGGTTTAGCGACAAAAGCTAACATAGAATTTAAACACCACTGCGACCATCTTATTAAAATTAATTCGCGGTAATTTCGAATATGATTTTAATAAACAATTAGTAACAAATATACTTAACGAAATGAATTTATACATTATTCTGTCTGTTGCGAGTTGTTTTTGCGCGATATCTGCTCAAAAGTTGTATAATTGCGTATCGACCGTTAGCTGTAACAATGCAAATATAACGTTATCTACTAAGGCGTTATATTGCTTACAGAACGATAATAACGGTCGAATGCGTCAATGTTCTGATACTAATAAACCACCCAACCCAGAAAATAAAGTAGTATTAGTAGGTCAGAATACGATATTGAATTGCGCCGATGCTTTTAGATGGTATAGGTATTGGTACTCTGATCCTATTATGGATCGTGTAATATTTATGGGCACAGATCTAGCACGCGTTTATAATCCCGATGGAAGATATTACGTAAACATAATTCAATCGGAACATCCGTACGACAGAATAGACTTGGGGATAAATAACGTTAAAAAAGACGATTTTGGAACGTATCGATGTTTTTCACACATACGTCGTTCCAAATGCGCAGAACTTATCGTATTAGAATCGCATCCGACCTGTTACGCGATACAATCGGACTGTAGTAGCGTTGATTTAAAATGTAACATGAAAGTATCGCAAAATACGAATCCGGTAATGACTTGTAAAGGTGAAGATGTGAATATATTCACAAACTGCACCCGTGATGCGGACAATTTCGTTACGTGTTCCGCGAATACAAACATGCAATCTTTAACGAGCATAGAATGCGAAATTACGTTTAACATAGCACCAGCCGTTACATTTATTATGTGTGATCACGCGACTAATTCGCCCGCGTACACGTATAAATGGTATCCGGCTTACCAATTGATAGTTGGTACGTGTTGGTATAATCAATGGTACATGTGGCTACTAATTGTTTTTCTGTTTATAGCCATATTCGCGAATATTTTAACGTGCACGGTGTGTTTGGTTAAGAATCCGCGAAATTTTTTAAGAATTTGGTAACTGTTACTAAATATTTCTACTTTAAATTTAAAGTAGAAAACAAAATAATTTGTGGCAATACCGAATATGATTTAATAAACAATTACAACAGAATATGCTTAACGAAATGAATTTATACGTTATTTTGTTGATCGCGCATTATTTTTTAGCGATATCTGCTCAAAAGTTGTATAATTGCGATTCGACCGTTAGCTGCACTAATGCGAATATAACATTGCATACTAAGGCGTTATATTGTTTGCAGAACGATGATAACGGTCGAATGCGTCGATGTTCTGACACTAATAAACCACCCAAACCAGAAAATAAAGTAGTATTAGTAGGTCAGAATACGATAATGAATTGCGCAGATGCTTTTAGATGGTATAGATATCGGTACTTTGATCCTTATACGGACTACGTAATATTCATGGGTACAGAGCTATCCCGCAATAATCCCGACGGAAGATATTACGTAAACATCTTTTCCTCTCAATTTCCGTACGACGGAATAGACTTGGGAATAAATAACGTTAAAAAAGACGATTTTGGAACGTATCGATGTTTTCCACACATACGTTTTTCTTACTGCGCAGAACTTATCGTATTGGAATCGCATCCGACCTGTTACGCGATACAATCGGATTGTAATAACGTTGATTTAAAGTGTAACATAAAAGTCTCGCAAAATACGAATCCGATAATGAATTGTAAAGGTACGAATATTAACATACACGCAAACTGCGTTCGTGATTCAAACGAATCCGTTACGTGTTCAACGAATATAAACATGCAATCTTTAACGAGCATAGAATGCGAAATTGCGTTTCTCGCGATACCAGCCGCTACACTTAGAGCGTGTAGTTACGCGACTAATTTTCCCGCGTATACGTACAAATGGAATCCGGCCTCCCAACTGATAGTTGGTACGTGTTGGTACGATCGATTGTACATGTGGCTACTAATTATTTTTCTGTTAGTAACGAATATTTTAACGTGTACGTTGTATTTGTTTACCGATAAACGCAAGTTTTTAGGAATTCGATAACTGTTTTCGAATATTTCTACTTTAAATTTAAAGTAGAAACACACATCATTTTTACAAACTTTCT